TGACAAGAAGTCCGGCCAAACTCCAGCCTCTACATCCTAAAGATCCTCCCTACCCATGGAAGGGGAATCTCTAAGGACTGCCACTTGCAACGTCATCACTANCTCGGTGCTTCGGAAATTGCCTGTATTTTAGGCATCTCGCCATTTGGCGACAAATTTAAAGTCTGGTATGGAAAAACCCATCCAAGAGAATTCGATTCGACCCCGACAGGCAAGATGCAACTGGGGCTTGATACGGAAGACTTTGTCCTGACACAGTTTGAAAAACGGTTTAATACAACCGTCATTCGCAAACAAGAACGCATGCGTCACTGGCTGGAAGACTGGGCTGGTTGCACGCTTGACGGGATGGCTGTTGTAAACGGCGAGAAAGCTGTGATTGAAGCCAAGACGATTGGCACATCCATTTACAACACGCCTCCTGATTACTACGTCATCCAGGTGCTTTGGCAGCAGTGGGTTGCTGGCGTTGATCAAGGTTATCTGGTCGTCTGGTCCACAAAAGATCTTGCGTTTGAATCCTATCCAATTCATATTGCAGATCACCAGGATAAATTGACTGAAGCTGTTAAGGCCGGAAAAGAATTCTGGATGAACCATGTCGTAACCGAAATCCCGCCGGAACGAAATACAACTGAGCGTGCAGAAAAGGAATTGCCGGAAGACTTGCTCGAAGAATATTGTCACGTCCAGGACCAGATTAAAGATCTGACAATCAGAAAAGATATTCTTCGCCAGCAGATCGTTGAGGCTATGGGATGTCCTAGCGAATTGAAAAGCCAGTCTTCAAAATACCAGCTTGACATCACAACGACACAGACCAAACGATTGAATTCCAAAAAACTGGAGAGTGACAATCCAGAACTCGTGCAAAATTATTTTGAAACCTCGAGCAGTCAAAGGGTAGTTGCCAAAAGATTATCTGCTCGAATTTCCTGATTTGATTTTGAAGGCCTTCTTAAACAAGTCCATCGCTTTAGGCTGGCCCTTAACAGGGTTGGCCTTTTCTGCTTCTGTGGGCATATCCATGGCATGCGTATTGATCACGCAGTTTTCCCAAGGTCGTAGCTGGACGGTTGGAGCAGTAGCCACTGGCTGAACAATCGCTTTTGAACCTGGAATAAGTTTACGAATTTCAGTCTCTGTAGCTGTTCCATACTTCTCCGTCATCGCCGAAACAATCACATCGTTGATCGTTGTTCTGCCTTCCATGGAAATCAACTTTAGTTTAGCCCATAGAGCTTCCGGCATAACAATAGAGGCCCGCCGTGAGGCAGACCTCCTTCCGGTTGGATGATTATTTTTCTTGTACTTCTTGTCTGGCTTCTGAGTCATGTTTCTATCCCTTTAGAGATGAGATTCCATTCTCACAAACCAGTCCATTGAAGTCAATCACGCAGCCAGTACTGGGTTACGGATTAGAGCGATCATATCAAGTGCGGCTTCTGTAAGGCTCACAGGTCCATACTCTAAGTCATCGCTCAAACTACCGTCCATGTGCATCAATCTTCCATCCGAAGTCGGTATCAGCCAGTTACCATCACCGCAAACAACTTCGTCAGGAGATCTTAAGTAAGCCTTTATCCAGGCACAAGGCAGAGAATCATCTGCAAAGTTGCACACCAGAGCCAGAGCGAAATCCTTGGGACAAGGTTCACCCCCTCTCCAGTTCGACCAGGTCGCAACAACATGAGAATCGTTAACAATTTCAAGGCCCATACCAAAGGTCAAAGTAGACATACGAACACTTTCTATCCTGTCGAAGGTGCAAATAGGTATCGCCAAACCAGGCCAACAGTCGTCGTGACTGCCATAGCCTGATCTGCGCGGATGTATACTACTGAACATCGAGACACTAGTCAAGAGGTAAAATATTGGGGGGGGGGGTAGGCAATCTGCACACTTTGGCACACTTGATTCACACACCGCGCACCCTCCAACACTTATAGCGGTTATAGAGGAGGTTTTTGGACAAAAGTGCGAAAAAATTTTTGAAATATTTTTGGAAATACTTCGCTTCTGCCTCGCACTTTTGCCGTAACCTCTTTTACCTCATATTGTTAACGAATTCGCGAAGGATCGCGTCCTGACATGGGTCAACCTGGTTTAGCCAACCCCTTTGCCTTCATCGCCGACTCAGCCATGTACTCCTTGTCTTGGTGGACCTGTGAGTAGACCTTCATAATCATCGTCACATCCCTGTGGCCCATCAGCTTCGCCAATGTCACGGGATCAACTCCGTTTTGCAGAGCCTGTGTGCAGTATCCTTTACGGAATGCTCCCAGGTGGATCTTAACTCCAAACTTATTGCGAATACGAATCATCGCATCCTTTACGGAGGTCTTATTCCACGGGTTGCCCTGTGTGTTGACCATAATTGGCCCCTCAGAGCGTCCCTTGGCATAATCCGACAGAATATCCATAGCCCGATCCGATGCGATGTAGACCGTTCTGGCGTACTTCTTGCCCTTGGCCTCTGCCGCAGGGAACACGATCATTCGCTCATCCTTACGGAAGTGCCGAGCCTCGATCAGGACCAGTTCCTGAGGTCGCATACCTGTGTCCCAGGCAAGAATCATAAGATCCTTAAGCGGAGACTCAGGAATGTTGGACTCGATAAACGACCACTGCTCAGGCGTTATGTAATCTTCTCGGGCTTCGGGAGAACACTTTTCAAGATGCTCCACAGGGTCAATCTCGATCAGCCTGTTCTTTTTGGCCCAGCTAAACAGCCTTTTGATAGCCCGTGCAAAGTTGTAACGGCTGTTGGCCTTCCATGTCCGCTGGCTGGAAATCATGAGAGAAATCTGGCTCAAGCTGACATTCTCTGCCACCGTATCTCCTTTCACGTACTGGGCTAACTTATCAAAATACATACCATACCACTGCCACGTTCGCTCGGAACGAGACGTTTTCATCTCCTCAATGAAGGCATTACAGATGGTTTTGACCGTTGGCTTGTTCGATTCCTCGGGAACCCCACCAGCCATGATCAAGTGCCATTTGGCCCAAGATTCTGCCTTGCTTTCTGCCAACTTTATCTGCCGCTTACCAACTTGTAAGTACCACGCTCTACGTGATTTACGGTAGAACGGTTCATTTCGCGATTCCATAGCTTGTACTCGCATTTACTGCCAGTACAACAGAATATAGCCGTTTACGAACTCTAACGTCTCGCTGTAAGTTCTTATTGTCTAAGGAATGGAGACGATCGGGATCGAACCGACAACCCCCTGCTTGCAAAGCTGAGGGCAAACTGTTGTACTGTATAGGTTTAGGTCATTTTCATCCCGCCGAACAGCTCGGCGGGACAAGAGTGAATTTAGACTTCCGACCACCTGACTGTCAAGAAAAATCTTGATCCATTTCTTCAAGTTCTTTTTCAAGTTCCTTGAGGGCAGGTTTCATCATGGCGATTTGCTCGTCGAGAGTCAGATCCAAATAACATTTTAGTAAAGCTGATACGAGGGCTTCGGCTGAGACCTGTCGGCCTTCAAAAACCAATCCTCGTTCAGAGAGTTCGATGCAGTTGCGTTTGATACCTTCATGTATACGAGGCGTTGATCGGGCATTAACTCGCGGTCCAGAGCTTAACGTAGCCATTACTATACGACCCTTTCCACGTGGGACGATTCAGATTTAGACACAGGACGTTTTCGCGTCAATCAGATAGTAGTCCGGCTCGCAACGATTGTCAACAAGAAAGTCAAAATATTTTTTCCTGGACATCTCGGCGTTGACCCCTCTTCTTGTAAGGGGATTTCTGTCAGAGGTCAGGTGGATAGACATTTGTTGTTTACGACCGCCTGCGTATTTTTAAGCATTTCGTGAAAAACCTGAAAATTTTTTCGCATTTGCTGTTGACATGTTTTGCGTAAACCGATATCTTCCACTATCCCAACTAGGGGATGACAAGAAGTCTTAACGAAGGGAGTCCAGCAATGGATTTAAAGAATCAAGCTGTTGTTTTAGTACGTGCAGGAATCGCCAAAAAGATTGGCAGACCACAGTTTAGCTCGTACGAAGCAAACTGCCAGATTGAAATGTCGGTCGATCTCGGAATGGTCACGGATGAGCGTTTCCCGCAGTTGCTGGGAGACATTTACGACCGTGTACAAAAAGCAGTGGATCAGCAGATTGCTGAAGAAGTTGGTCGAGACGGGATCTCTGCCACACCACCTCCTGCCAAGCAAAACCTGATTGAGCAAGCTGCTGAACAGTCAACTGTGATCAAACCTGAAAAACCTTTCAGGGATTTCTTGCTGGCTAAGTCTCAGGAACTGGCTGTTGCTCCACAAGGGCTTGTCAAGCATTGGTACAAATGCTTTGTCGATGGCTCGGAAACAGACTTTCAGAAGCAGGGTAAAGCTCTTGCCGACTTGTGGGATGCTGGTCGCGTGGGTCCATTGGTCATGACGGAACGGCTTACTCAACAACCTGTTGTCTGATAAGAACTGATCAGGAGGATCAACCATGCTAATACTGTCAAGAAACCCTGGGCAATCGATTGAATTGTTTGGACCTGACGGGAGGTTGCTTGCAACGATGACTTACATTACTTTATCAAGCATGAGGGCGATCAGGGTAGGCTTTGAAGCTGACCCAGACATTACGATAGTTCGCTCCGAGATTTTGGGTAGACCTAATAATGGGGAAAAACCCGCTCACTCTCGGATGGATAAAGGTTCTTAAGGATCATGGGATAAACACTGTCCCGATGTCTTCGGAACAGAAAATGCCATTGATTCAAACATCGCAATATTGGAGCGGTTTTCCACTGTCGGCCATGAAAGATTTATCACCTAAGAATATTGCTGCATTGCCAGGGCTGGCATCACGTTTACTCGTACTGGACCTGGATGGTCCGCAGGATATGATCCGTGAATTCTTTCAAACTCGACCGTCTTTACCGCGAACTTGGCAAGTTAGTACTGGCGGGGGTGGTTTGCACATCTGGCTCAGATTACCTCACTGGTACTCCCGACCCATCCCCAACGTGCGACTGTGGCAAGGAACTGGCAAACACGAAGAAATCCTCGTCCTTGGTGACAGAAGGCTTGCTTCCTGCCCTCCTACTCAGTACGGCTCTGGGAAAATGTACAAATGGACGGGTTCAGTCAACCCGCTCACGGGCAAATGTGGCATCGCGCCGCAGTGGTTGCTTAGTGAAATTGAANACAAAACGACTCAGAAGAAGCAACCTTCTACAGGATCATTGACATTTTCTGCGTCTCGATCTCTTGCCCCATCCGATGAGATCCCTGAACGACTCTCTATCTTGCAGAGTTATGGCTTGAGGCTGGCCGGAAGGCCCAATCAGGCTGGATGGATTCCATGCTATCGACCAGGTGATCCGAATGACAGTCGGCCCAGTGCCTCTGTGCGGATCGATGGCTCGGTAGTCTGGACTAGTGGTGGTTCTATGGACTTCTGGGGTGCATTGGTTGCACTCCATGCTTTTGACTCGATTGAAGCCGCAGTGGCGGCAATAAGAGGGATTTGATGAATTACGCTAGTGACTACACGAAGTCGGACGAAAAAGCTCCTCGCCGCATTATGCCTGAAGGTACTCACCTGGGCAAAATCTTTGCAGTCGTTGACGTTGGGTCTCATCCCAAGACCTTTGAAGGTATCACGAAGGATTACAGGACGATCAAGGTCGGCTTTGAGTTTCCTCCAGAGACTACAGGTGGTCGGCCCATCACCAAATGGAAGGATTGCGGGGCGTCGATGTATGCCAATTCCAAGCTACGACAGTTGGTCGAGAACGTGATTGCCAAACCGCTGAATAACACAGAGGCTGGTGAGTTCAGGATCGAATCGATTGTCGGCAAGTTCGTCTCTGTCGTTTTCACCCACTCGGTCAGCAAAAGGGATGGAGAGACGTATAGCAACATTGCACGCATCTTTCCGACTGCCAGCACCTTTAATTCTCAGGTCGCAGAGTACTCCTGGTGCGTTGACGAAGATGAAACGGCTTCTCTACCAGAGTGGCTGGCTCGGATTGCAATGCAGTCCAAAGAGTTTAAGCGGAAGACGG